GCCTTGCACCCTGGCACTTGAGCGAATCCCCCTCGTACAATACGCACGAGCTATGGTGTGAGTTGACATCCTGAGACGACAGCTCGATCGGATAACTGTGTGAGGTGTGCGCGCAAGTATGTGAATCTTTGCAGCGGCACGTAAGTGAATCTTCGCAGCGGCACGTAGGCGTAAAGCCTCGGGTGCGCGGGGGCGCGCGGGGGCGCGGGCGCGCACATGCAGGCACACATGCAGGCACACATGCGGGGGCGCGGGGGCGCGAGCGCGGG